CAGGGATTAAACTTTTGTTCTGACACTATAGGTCCTTACTTGGATTGGTTACATTTAAAACGGAATGAGCAGTACCATAAGCTGGTAGCTCTTGCGAATGAGTCTCAGACCGATTTTGTTTCCATGTTTTCCACTGTATTGTCCAACTCGAGGGTCATATTTGAGCGCTTTGAGCGATCTTTCAAAGAAGCCCTCAGTAGTGTTGTCAGCAATTACCCACTCTTGTCTGCCTGTGGCACCATCATAACTATTATTGGCGCTTACTCTGTTTGCTCTAGTTTGTTTTCACCGGCAGTTCATCCTGAGAGTAGCCCTAACCTGAACAAGAAGCAATCTCACCGTGGTCGTATCGGCAAGAATAAAGGCCATAGGATGGGCTTTGAGGATGATGACAATTACGGTGTCATTCCTCAGGGTCCTTTGGATGATAGTGTTGAAGCTCGAAGTCGTAAGATAGTCAATAGATCTTATGTCACCTTTGTCCTACCACGCGCCTCTAGTAAGTCAGGGACCATTCTTATGGTGTCAGGCACACTTGGACTCTTGCCGCACCATTATTGGGCAGAGCTTGAGCATGGTTTGGCTAAAGGTAGGTTCAAGCCAAATGAATTTATTGAGTTTTTCAAAACTTCTGGTACTTGCATTAAGACGTGCACCGTCAAGGAATTTCTGGAGGCACCTAGAAAGAAATTTCAAGAGAAGGATTTATGCATGTTTGAACTGCCCGGCAAAATGGTTGTTTTTCCTAACATTATTAATCATATTGCTAACATAACCAGGATTGAGGAACTCAGGAAGGTGAAGGCCGTCGTGCTACTTTCTGAGCCATTTGATGATGACTTAGATGGCTTGAGGGAAGTGCCAATCGATGTTACGATTGGTCCTGCTTGGCTCCCCTACACTAGTTCTTCTGGCCTGAAATTGGGTACACCTTCATCCTACAAATACCACTCTGACACATCTCCCGGTGATTGTGGTAGTTGCTCCATCCTCACAGATACCAAGCACGCCAAGAATGGTCTTATTTTTGGTATGCATGTTGCTGGTCAAGATTCTTTGACCTCTATCGGTGTTGGTTATGGAGTGATGTTCCATAGGGATGAAGTTTCTGACATGTTCGATAGTTTCAATAAGCTTTCTGCCCAAGGGCCTCCCATTCCGGAGGATCTTGTCACAGGAGAATTGCCCGACACACCCTTGGATCAAAATTTTACAATCCTGGGGAAAGTCTCGAAACAGCCTTCTAGAGTCACCAAGTCATCACTCCAAAAGATCCCTCATATGTTCGAAAGTCTTGGGCCCACATCCAAGATTCCTGCATGCCTTGGTATGATCAACATAAATGGTGATCGTGTTGATCCAATGAAGAAGTCCATAATGAAGTATTCGGGCACCACTCCTGCCATAAACAAGAAGATTGTTCAGTATGCATCAACCTACTACTATTCATACCTTTTGACAGAATCAAAGGTCGATGTCACTCGTGACATATTATCCTATGAATCAGCCGTGAAAGGAGAGGATGGTGTCCCGTATCTTGATGCCATAAATCGTAGGACAAGCCCAGGGTACCCCATGAACTTGTTTCGTCCTGTTGGTAGTAAGGGCAAGCGCTGGTGGCTTGGAGAAGATGAGGATTTCAATTTCAATTCCAAGGATGCCATCAAGCTTAGATTGAACGTAGAAGATATTATCTCCAAGGCGAAGAGTGGGATCAGGTCTTCCCACATTTACATGGATTGCCTCAAGGATGAGCTTCGACCCATTCAAAAAGTGGCTGAAGGGAAGACTAGACTCATATCTGCTGCCCCATTACCATACGTCATAGCCTGTAGGCAATATTTCTTGTCGTTCTCTAGGTGGATGATGATGAATAGGGTCAATAATGGTGTGGCTGTTGGTGTTAACCCTTTTTCCAAGGATTGGGATCACATGGTGCATCAATTACAATCAAAAGGCAGGAATTTGATTGCTGGCGACTTCAGTGCATGGGACTCCACAATGTACAGTGAGGTTGGTGAATCCATCATCGACATGATCAATGAGTGGTACAATGATTCAGAAGAAAATAAAACTGTGCGTCGTGTGTTATTCATGGAAATGTATTCATCGGTCCACCTATTTAGGGATATACTCTATGTTTGGCATAAGGGAATGCCTTCTGGGAACCCTCTAACATCGATACTCAATTCCATTTACAACAACATAATCATCCGCTGTGCTTACATCATGGCCATGGAGTCTTTCGAGTCCATAAAAGATTTCGACCATAATGTCTATATGTGTGCATATGGTGATGATAATGTGATTTCTGTGAGTGATAAAGTTAAAGATGTTTTCAATATGGGTGTTCTCACCGAGTGTCTTTCTGAATTTGGCATGACATATACT